CGTGGGTCCGCGCAGAGCAAACCTTCATTCGAGGTGTTCCGGGCTATGGCCCCACCACCTGGACTAAGGAGGATCTCGTGCGCACCGTGCGTGAGGCCCTGTATGTCGTGAAAGGAATCGGTACGCTCTACGGAGTAGCTACCGGACCCAACACTATTCTTGTCCCCACGCACGTGATCACTGTCGGCGATAAGCGAGTTGATGAGTTGCTTTTATCAAAGGGCGGAAAGACTTTCCGTGTCCCTTGTGGTGAAGGCACTTACCGGCTCCTTCAGAACGAGGAGATGTGCATCCTAACGGTGAGTGATCTTCGCGGTGGTTTAAGTATCACCAAGAAGCTCTCACTCTCTGTAGATGCCACCATTTCCCAGTTCGACGAGGTCATCCTCGTCCGCCCGACCGACCTTTCACACCTCGACTAACACAGTTTTCAGCACCCCTGCTGGATGTCCCGTTCTACGGACCAACTGCGTTACTCTTGGTGGTGATTGCGGCCTGATTTTCATCGGCCGCCACGGGTCGAGGTGGTACCCCGTGGCTATGCACTACGCTGCGGTCAATCTCAACACGGCACTCGGCAACGGATCGTACTCGGTCGCGGCCATGATTACTCAACTCGAGGTCACGGCTGCTATCAAGACGCTCGCTGCAGTCCCGTGTGATATGATCATAACTAGGCAGGCCTTCAACCCCGCAGGCGCGGAGCTTACGTTCTCTGGCCTCAGTCCTCAGTCGGAGCTGTGGGCTGCCATGACGGACGGGGCAGACCCCTGGGCATTTGGTCGGATGGATCCGCCTTTGTCTGGAATGACCAACAAAACTAAGCTCACGGCTTCCCTGATTTCGGAAGATTTCAAGGACGTCGCAGAGGAGTGGTGTGGGTCTCCGGACTATTGGCAGTTTCCAAACTTCCGAGGTAAGATGCATGGAGATTCTTGGCGTTCACCGTTTACGAACATGTTCGCCACCCAGAACCGTGCAGTGCCCGACCCTTTTCTTCTTAAAGTCGCCTTGGCTGACTACCTCTTAGGGTGTGATCAGCTTGATACGGAAGGCTATGCCGTCCTATCAGACGAGGCCACTATGAGTGGATTCCCAGGGTCTTACATTAATGCAGTTAACATGCGTACATCGGTCGGGCCACCCTTCGCTAAGGGCAAGACCCACTTTATGACCTGTTCTGCACAAGACGGCAGTTACCTGTCTCCAGAGATGGTTGAGCGTATCGAAGAGATAGCCAACATTTTGGAGCAAGGTGACGTGCCGCGCCCATTGGGGCTGTGTACTCTTAAAGACGAGGCTGTGAAGCCTAACAAACAACCCCGCGTTTTCATCTGCTTACCTTTCTCCTACAACTTTATGTTGAAGAAGTTTGGCATGTGGAAGAGCTTTATGCGGGCCAAC